ATGGGGTGTTGTCCATCCACGTCGAGGAGCGCGAAGCCTCAATACGGCGCTACCGGGCGCGACCCCGGCTTACTGCATGCGTGGCGAGGCGTGTGGCCTCATGGGGCAAATTGCCACTGCGCGAAAGCGTGTCAACGACGCAAAAGAAAAGCCCCGCCAGAGCGGGGCAAAAGGTGCTGCGGGGGAGTTATCGACCGGATGCGGCAGCAATACCTGCGTCGAGTGCGGCCATTGGATCGTCGTAAACGGCAGGCTCCATCCTCGCGGGCGGGATGTGCGTGCGCACCGGGCCAGGCCGCACCTTCTGGACCGGGGCAGCGACGGGCGCCGGGATGCGCGCGTAGTACGCCTTGACCGCTTCGGGCCACTTCGCAGGCGGCAGCGTTGAGCCGATCGTTTCCACGAACGCCAGCAGCACCGGGCGCTTCGCCGCATAGGTCGGATCGCTGCCCTCCATGTGCGCGTCGAACCGGTTCAGCCAGTCGACCGCCTGGGTCTTTTCCTGCGCGGCCTGCTCGATCTGCGTTGTCTGTTCGCGCGTGGTCTTTTGCAGCAAGTCCTGCGTGCGTGACCGGGCCAGCTCCAGCGCGCGTTCCTTGGCGATGTCGCCATTCTCCACGTCCTCCTTCAGGTCGGGATGATCGGCCAGCGGGTCTGCGATGCCGGCGATGTCCTTGCCCAGCAGCTTCGCGAGCGTCTGGACCTCGGGCAGCAGCATGGTGAACGCTGCCTCGGCCGCGGCCAGGTCGCCCTTGTTCGCCGCGGTGATGGTGGTCTGGTAGTCCAGCAGCTTGCCGAACTGCTCGGGCGTGGCGCCGGTCTCGCTCACCATGCGCACAAAGTCGTCGCGCTCACGTGCCCGCTCGAACACCACGGGCAGGTCGTCGAGGGTCACGCCGGCCTTCTCCGCAGCCTCGCGGATCGGTGCCAGCGCCTTCTCCGACTTGGACAGCTCGCGGAATCGTTCGGCGCTGCGCTCGCCCAGCTTCAGCTCGGCAATCTCGGTGTCGACCGGATCCACTTCGGGCGGCGGATCGGCCTCGGGTTCCGGCTCGGGCGCTGGCTCGTCGCCTTCTGGCTCCGGCTCGGCGGCAGGCTCAGGTGCGGGCGCTTCAGCCGCAGCCGCAATGCCGGCATCCATCGCCGCCATCGGGCCGTCGGCTACCGGCGGCGGGTCTGCAACAGGTGTGTCGGCGACTGCCGGGGTATCGGTCGGGGTGATCTTGTCGGGGTCAGTGTCCATGCGTCCTCCTACGCTTGGGGAACAGGTGCGGCGCCCATCGGAGCGCCCATTGGTGCCTCACCCGGTAGCGGAGCCTGCACAGGCCCGGCCGCCGGAATCAGTTGGTCGAAGTCGAGCCGATCGCCCATGCGCTCGCCGGTCAGGCGCAGCACTTGTTCCAGCTTGTCCGCGATCTCCTGCGGGGTTGAGCTGCGAAGCTGGCCGATCTGCACGATGCCGTTCTGCAGGATCGGCAGCAGCACGCTCCACGCCTCACGTTCGGCGCTGGTGTTGGGCTTACCGCTTGATCCGGCGCGAATCTCGATCTGCAGCATTTGACGCAGGTCCTCGGGCGCGTGGTACTCCGGCCACATGGCGTTCGGGCCGGCGATCTCGACCACCTCGTCCTCGTCCATGTTCTGCCAGGCCACCTCGGCGGTGTACTGCGCCAGCTCGTTGAGTTCGCCTTCGAGGATGTCGCGGCGACTGGACGAGCGCGCCTGGAACCCGCCCTGCTGGATCTCCGCCTCGGTGGCGGTCTTGTCGTTCTGGATGCTGCCGGACAAGGCCTCCTGCACGCCCCAAATGCGCTCCAGCTTGGACATGACCTGCTGGTCGTCGTACAGCATGGGGTTCAGCGACGGATAGGCGATCTCCTTCAGCACGTTGTCGATCGGCAGGTTCGCGGGCAGGTCCAGGCCCACCAGCTCGCCGGTGACGCCCTTCTCCAGCTTCTTCACGTCCTTCGGTTGGAGTTGCGTGGAGTTGAAGCCCAGCTTCGGCACGCAGCGGCGCCGGTGGTCGCGGAAGTTGGTCGCCAGCCGGTCGTACTCGTCCAGCAGCTTGTAGCTGCGCGAGATGTAGGACTGCGGGTGGCGCTGGCCGTCAAGCTCACTCAACGGCAGGACAAAGAACGGGTAGAACCGCGTGGTCGCGTCAGGCTGCCACGGGTCAGACGCCCACCGGTCCATGCCCTCGAACATGGTCATCACGTGCCCGCTGGTGGCATCCCACAGTTCCCAGCCGGCCAGCCATTCGGTGCAGTCGCCTTCCTCGGAACCCACGCCATCGCCCTGCACGAATGCGTCGGCATCCTCGGCACGGATGTTGGTGTCGATCGCCGGCGCATGCTTGCCCTGCATGATCGGCGCACGGGCGCGGTACTTGGTCGCCTTGTTGAAGGCGGCGGTGCATTCCTGCTCGCTGCCGAAGCGGGCGCCGTACTTGGTCTTGGCGTCGTCGACTGTCATCCAGAACCGGTTGGCGTTCCACGGCGCGTCGGTGTGGTTGGCGATGGAGTAACCCACCGCGCACTGGAAGTCCTCGGGCTGCACCACGTCCACGACGAACCCACGCGACACCACGCGCTCGGCCTTGCCCTGCAACGCTTCCAGTTGCCGCTCCAGGTCGGCGCGCTTGGCGTCCGTCTCCTCCTGCCCAGCCTTGTCGTCCTCGGCCAACTCCTGCCGCAACCGCTTGGCCCGCTCGATGTTGTCCTGCAGGTCGCGGATCGCCTTGGCGGTCTGCGGACTCTGGCCCTCGGTGCGCTCCTGCCACGATGCCTTAATGACGCCCAGCGCCACGGTGAGCGCGGTCTGGCACTGCGCGCGGGCGGCAGGCTTCAGGCGAGCGTCCTGCCACAGCCGGCCGATGACGATCTCCATCGTCTCGCCGAACGCCTTGTGCGCCTGGTTGCGCTTGGCATACTGCGCCTGCAGCTCCTCCAGCTTGGCCTGCGCCATGCGCTCGATCATGTCCTCGCGTGCTGCGATGACGGTCAGGCCCACGGATTCGTCGTTGGGGTCGGTCATCGACGCCTGCGCGCCCACCTCCAGCGCCTTCTGGTCGATCTTCGCCAGCGCCTCCGTGTCGCCCATGACCAGCTCTTTCGCCGCAGCACGCAGGGCCGCAATGTTCGGCGGCTGCGCACTCCTGGCCGGCTGGCAGTCCACGTCCGGGTTCTTGGCGTACAGGAAGTCCGTCAGGATGTTGACGAACGTCCCGGCGATGTTGCTGTTCATGTCGCTGCCGGAGTCGCCTCGGGCATAGCCGCGGTCCCGTGCGTACTGCTCGCGCGCCGGCTTGTCGTACTCGCGCGCACCCTTCAGCCGCTTCTGCCAGCGGCGAACGTCGGCGATCTCCTGCGCATGCGGCGATGCGGCGTCGATGCCTTGCTGCATTGCGGTCGTGTCGGTCATTTGTAGTAGTCCTCTCGCTCGGCCACGCTCTCGGCGTCCTCGCGGTCGCGGGCGTTGAACCACGCCTCGGTGAATGGGGTCAGCGGGGCTTTCTTCTCGTCGTCCGGCGGCAGCGCGTTGCGCATGGCATCCACGCCACGGCCGAACAGGCTGCACACGTCCACCATGTCGTCGACCTTGCCGTCCTGGCCGGTGAAGGCGCAGAGCTGGTTGATGAGGCGATCGCCCCACTCGCAGTCGGGAACCCATATGTCGTTGGTGCTGGCGTAGGCCGCGAAACCGAGCGCGCGGTCAGCCTTGGAGCTGGCGGACGGCAGCGCATGGCGATAGACCGGCAGCCGTAGGCGCTGCACCTCGCGCGTGATCGTGCCGTCGATCGTGCGCAGGATCGTGCCCTTCTCCTCGAACACGGCCAGCGGCTTGTGCTTCTTGACCAGACTGGTCCACGCCGGCAGCCAATCCGCGGCGTCCTCCTGCCCGGAATACCAGTCCAGAAACCAGATCGCGCCCGTGGCGCTCATGCCGCCGACACCGAACTCGTTCCAGTCTGGCTCGCGCTCAGGCTCGTCCGGGTCAGGGGCGCCGGCGTAGTCCGTGGACATGTAGGGCCGCAAGCTCTGCGGATGCTCGCCCAGCGTGTAACGCTTGAACCAGCGGCGCTTAAACAGCAGGCCGGCAAGGGATCGGCACTTGCCCTCCCATATGTGCTGGTACAGGTCGTCGTTAAGCGCCTTCATCTTCAGGCGCTCGACGTTCATCGCGTCGTTAAACCACGGATTATCCCGCCAGTTGATCGCCACCACCCATGCGTCGGGGTCGGTGCGCTTCACGAAGCGGTCGTATACGTAGTCGTCCTCCTGGTCCGGGTTGAAGCTGGCCCAAATCTCGGCGCCGTTGGTACGCAGGATGGTCGGAATCAGGATGTTCCAGCTATTCGCGGTGACGCTATGCGCCTCCTCGACCCACACGATGCCAGCGCCCTCGAATGACTTGATGGAGTCGGCGGTGTGGTCCTTCAGGCCCGAGAACGAGAACGTGGACCCCGTTGTCTTGCAGCGAATCTCGGACTTCAGCACGTCGAAGTACGGACTCAGGCCAAGCCGGAGGATGTAGTCCTTCAGGACTTGCATCGACGACTCGGCCAGCGACTTCTGGACCTCGCGGACGCACAGGATGCGCACCCGGCGCTTCATCGCCTCCAGCAGCAACACCTGGGCGATGGTGTGCGACTTCCCGCCACCCCGGCCGCCGTGCATGACCTTGAACCGCTTCGGCTCGAAGATCGGCGCCAGCTTCTCCGGGAACTGGACCGGGATGCGCGGGGCGAGGACTGCGCTCAATCGTCAGCCTTCGGCGCAACGGGCTGAAGGATGAAGGTCGGGACTGGCAGGTTGTTTCCGTCCGCGTCGGCGTGCTGGATCTTGTCGCCCCACTTCTTCGGGTTGAACTTCGCCAGCAGCTTCAGGCGGGTGTCAATGCGGAGCTTCGCGCGCTGGATATGGTCGTGGTTGACCACGGCGCCACCATCCTCGCTCACCGTGTAGTCGCGCCGGCCGTCGTCCGCGATGTTCAGGCAGTCCTCGGCCATGACGTATTCGCCTTCCTCGCGTGCGCGCGCGATGGCGGCGGCTACCTCGGGCATGGCCGCCTCCCAATCCCGAACCGTGCGAGGCGCTGGCATGCCTTCCTCTCGGCAGATCACAGTCATTGGCTCACCCTTGGCAAGCCGTTCGCAGATCGCCTCAACGATCTCAGCCGTATAGCTGGATGGCCTACCCATCACTCCTCCACCCAAATCTTCTCGATGGTCGAAGCGTTAACCCACACAGCGCGCTCGCCGTTGAAGTCAGTCGCCATCTTGACCATCGGCATATCGACCGCCAGAACCACCAGCCAGGCCGGGAAACCGGGGAACGGCCACCGCATCGGGTCAAGCGTGAAGTAGCACCCGCAACGCTTACCCACCATCTCGGCGAAAGCGGTCACTCTTCGGCCCCTGTGGCCGCCAGCATCCGCCGCCCAGCCTCAGACACGGCATACCGATCGCTTCGCTTGTCGTGGATCGCGTAGCCGTGGGCCATCATCCCCTGCAACACCTGATCGGACAGGGACCTCTGCGCTTCCTCACGGGACAGCGAGAACTCCCCGACAAGTTTCTCGGTGGCGGTG